AAATTGTTGTTGTCATTTGTAACTTAGTGGGTACGTCATTCGTCAGAACACCTGTTCGTTTTCAAATTCGTTCTAACTGAGAATGGTTCTCATTTGAGAATGATTCTCATTTGAGAGATGTCCAATAAAAATGCCACCCACGTTACGAACATCCGTTCTGTAACTAGAGTGGCAATATATCATTGACAAGTGGTACATTAAAGCGGTCTGCATTTTACCAACATACTAGTTAGCGTATTTTTCAACGTTGCTTTCTAACTGTATACATTAATGTTAGCACTTGGTGATACCTTAATAGGATAGTGAAGCAAGTACAGCTTCTTTACACATCATGTCTTTAAATCTTAGACATCCTCGTTCAAAATAAAATCGTAGGTTAGTTAGAATTAAGTCGTTCTTTTTCAACATGACATAGTTAATATTATGGTCATCTGTAGTAACTGTTATTTTGATAGGGCATGAGTTATCTGGTTTGTCGTCACAGAATATAATACCAGAATCAGCATATTCCTTAATACCATACATTCTGTCTTTGTATTTAAGAGTGAACACATATCTCCCTCTTCCACTTGGTTTATCAATAAAAGCTTTGCTGTCATTAAGGTATACACCTTGGCTAGAATATGCAACGTACTTGTCACTTGAAAAAGCTTTGTTGAAACCACTTTGTTTTTGTGCAATAGATGCTGTATCAATGTAGCCCTGTTCTAGCACGAACCCGTTACCCCTTAAAAAGTTTGTATCTTCTTTTAATCTAGCCGAGATACCCATAGCTGTATAATATGGGTTTATGATAGATACAGTGTTACCACACATGAACACAGGTACGTATCTAATCTGTTTCCCTTGTCCTCTTGCAACGCTTGTGTGTACGCTTAAAAATTTTTTTATTTCATCTGTGCAGTAGTGATTTGTTTCACTCTGGAATTCATCAAACATCATTTGTTGAACGTCAGAAAAAAGGTGACTGTATCGCTTTAGTGCATCCGCATTATTAAGTGAGAACGCATAACCACACGGTTCATCATTCAAGAACAGTTCATGAAAAATACCAGAGGCACGTCTTTTGCTTGTCATTTCATACCCTCTAAAGAACAATGAGCCAATGTCCTTAAAGAATTTGTCTGCTATTTCGTCCAGTTCATAATTATATCTGTAAACAAGCGCGAATTTTTTACCTCTTTTTAGAAATCTGTTGACTAGCAGTCTACTAAAATATGTGGTCTTTCCACCTGTTCTATTGGTTGTTACCATATAAATTTCTGGTTTGTTGCCGTTGATGTCAAGCATGCTTAAAAGCTTTGTTCCATCATAGTATTTATTCATTGTGTATGTCACCTACTTTCTCTATATATTGTACCATACATCTTGACAAAAATCAATATATAGTATATAATATTTTAGATGAAAAGGTGGTGAAAAGAATGGATGTGAACGCTATTTTACAGGCTATAGGTACGATTGGTTTTCCAATCGTATGTGCTATGGCTATGGCTTGGTATGTCAAGTATATGACAGACCGAAACAGAGAAGATATTGACAAACTCAACGAACAGCACCAACAGGAGATGAAAGAAGTAACGACAGCATTAAACAACAACACACTGGCACTACAGAAACTTTCAGACGTTATTGGAAATGGGGTGAATAAATGACAGATGAATTAAGGCTATCTTTATTGAGCGAAGATATTCAGTGCATTAACGAGTTTGATGGTAAATTTGTTTTTTTACGTGCAGGAACAGTAGATACAGTACCGAGGCAAACTTTAGTATTCAAATCTATCTTTAGCCGTGAAATACCTGTTGGTTCTATTTTAATAATAAAAGCAAATGAAAATGAAACTTTGAGAACTTTTGTTTTTGTATGTTGCGATGCTTCACAATTAGATAAACCTGTAGGGCTTACTAAAAATAATATATTTTGGTTTGAAATAACTACTTTTTACCATTATATTTCCCCCGAGTTAAAAAAAGAGGCGTTAAATAATGAGAAGTCAGATTGATGATATTGTTTTATTAACTATTATTCAAAATCAACTAGCTAATAAAATTAACCATTATAGTGTTAAGTCAGACGTGAACGGAGATGTTTTATCTACAGACGTTTTAATAGGAATAAATGAATACGCTCACCCTGATTTTGTGACATTAAAGTCATTAAAATATCCGAACGTAACATTTTATGCAAACTACTTTAATGACTCAGCAGATTCTATTATATATCGGTTTTCAAGTGGTATTATCTTAGACTCAAGCACTGAAACACCACAGTACAAAATTGTTTTCGCTTCTTACAACGTCAAAACAGCTAAAGTTACTTTTGTAGAGAAGGTGTTAGCATGAAAACAGTAATTCTCAACTCAAAGGGCACACATGTAGTTGCCTTGCAAGCTATCTTACGCTCGCAAGGTTTCGTCGGGCAAGATGGAAAACCATTGTCAATAGATGGACACGCAGGCGATAACACAATTTTTGCTATAAACGCTTATCAAAAGATGTTACGAGCTTACGACATTGAATGTGGCACAAATGGTCACAATGACTCTTCCTGCGGCTCAAAAATGTGGGAGTGCTTGTTAGGTGGTGATTGCTAATGCCTTTTACGCCTAGACTTACATCAGCAGGTATGCAAGGGTCAAAATACTGGTACAGTGATAACCCATTTTATAAAGCAAATCTTGGCCCACAACAGACAGGTGGTAACTGTACATGGTATGCTTGGGGCAGATTTTACGAGATTATCGGACGTTATCCTTCGAGTTTATCAACGTCAAATGCGACTAATTGGTATTCACGTACAACAGGTTTTTCAAAAGGAAAAGAGCCAAAATTAGGTGCTATTGCTTGCTATGGATATAACAGTGGTGGTGCAGGTCACGTTGCAGTTGTTGAACAAATAACATCAGACGGTATTGTAACGTCAAACAGCGGTTGGTCATCTGGAAAGTATTTTTGGACAGAAAAAGCAAAAAAGAGCAATGGATATTGTCCTGATTGGATGAACGGTTACTTGCAAGGTTTTATCTATGCTGACGTTGATACTGGTTCTATTCCAGACCCTACAGATTTGCACTGGCAATCTATTCCAGATTGGTTAGACAGTTACACCTCAGAGAAATCAGCAAACAACGCTTATTGCGTTGCAAGTTATTTACTCACAAAAGGTTGGTCTTTGAATGGCGTTTGTGCATTGCTTGGTAACGCTACAATGGAATCTTTTATAAGTGCAGACCTATTTGAAAAAGGTGTTGCAGAAGATGAAAGAGGATATGGTCTAGTCCAGTGGACACCCGCAGTTGAAACTATTATTCCTTATTTGAATCAAAACTACCCAGACTGGCGCACAAATCTTGATGATAACGGTTACGGTCAGTGTCAGCGATTGGATGATGAACGTCATAACAATCCGCAAGAGTGGTATCCAAACTTTCCATCGGTTCCTACAGAGTTTAGAACGTATCAGACAATGGATGCTTTTTGCACTGCAACAGATGATGTTGGACATATGGCTAAATGCTTTTTGTACTGTTATGAAAGACCAGCTGACCCATCAGCAACTATTGAAAAACGTGCAGAATATGCAAGATACTATTTTAATTTGTTACAGGGTTTTAACCCATCTTTGCCAACAGGAAAAGGAATAAGACGCAGAATGCCAATATGGATGTATCCAAAACTAAGAAAGAGGTGGTAAAATGAAACAGGCAACAAAAGATGCATTATTAGCATTTGTCGGAGATAGAACAGACGATGAAGCTATCAGCATTTTAGAAACAATCAACGATGATGGTATTGATGATGGTGAGGACTGGCATCAGAAATACGTTGATAATGACAAGGAATGGCGAGAAAGATATACAGCGAGATTCAAAGAGGGTGGAGCTCCACAGCCAACAGTACAATCAGAACCAGAACCAGACCCTGAGGATGAAATGAAAAAGTTAACTATTGATTCCGTATTATACGATGATAATAAATAAAGGAGTGATTTTATATGCCAACTAAACCGAGAATTACAACAAACACCAACATTTCTGCTAATGTTGTAAACGCTATCAAAAATAGCGCTTCAAATAACTATCGTGAGAATGTACCTTACGCAACACAGGATGCAGATTCGCTTCGCGGTATTGGCGCTATCTTAATGAATAATCCTGCATTAATGAACGAGTTTATTAACACCCTTGTCAACAGGATTGCCTTTGCAAGAATTGCCAGCAGAATGTACACCAACCCGCTTAGAACGCTGAAAAAAGGTATCATTGACACAGGTGAAACCATTGAAGATATTTTTGTAAATATTGCGAATGTATACCAGTATGAAGAAGTAAGAGGCTCTGACAATGGTGCAGGTAACACATTTAAGCGATTTGACAACGATGTTAGAGTTGCTTTCTATGTAATGAATTCACAATTGACTTACCCTGTGACAGTTAATCGTGCTATGCTCAAAAATGCTTTCAATTCCTGGGCAGGAATGGATGAACTTGTCACTGGTATCATTCAGTCAATTTACAGTGCGGCGGCTTACGATGAATTCAATATCACAAAATACATGATTGGTCAGCACATTCTTAAAGGAAAACTTACTTACTACACATTCACAGGTGGTCGTTATCTTGAAGCCGCTACACAGCTTAGAAAAGCTTCAAATGATATGTCATTTATGACAGACAAGCTTTCTATTGCAGGTGTTAAGACTTTCACAGAAAATGACAGAAAAGTTATTCTTATCAATACCAACTATGATGCAAACATTGATACAAATGTTCTTGCAGGTTCTTTCAATCTTCCTTATGCTGATTATCTGAACAGAAGAATCCTTATTGATTCACTTGGCACACTGGACGTTGAAAGACTTAACAAGATTTTTGCAAATGACCCTACATATGAAGAACCCTCAGCAGCTGACATGGCTTTTCTTGATAACGTTGCAGGTGTTATTTTGGACGAAGATTTTGTTCAGATTTATGACAATGTTTTTGAAATGCGTGATATGCCGAACCCTGTTTCACTTGACCACAACTATTTCTTGCATATGTGGCAGACATACGCAGTATCACCTTTTGCAAATGTCGTATGTTGCATTCCTGCTGAATCTGTACCTGCACAGACAGCCGCTAACACAATAATTACACCATCAGCAGAAGCAGTTACAGGTAAAATTGGCAAAGATGGCACAGCCACAGGCATTCTTACCGCAACAGTTTCAACAGTAACAGGTGGCAAAGAAACAGTTAAATGGACTAAAACAGGTGGTTCACCCACAGGTACTATTGCTTCAAACGGCGTTTGGAAAGCAGATACACCAGGTATCTTGAAAGCAAAAGCAAGTATCGGTACAATTGAATCTACTGAGGTAACTATTACAGTTTCTTAAATAGGAGAGTGACTTAATGAGCTATATTGCGCCAGATACCGACATATATTTGCTTGCTAATGTTGAATGTGATAAAAGTTACGATAATGTTAAATATTTTGCAACTAAAAATGCACAGCATACTTATATGTCAAATAAAATCGTTAAGTCATTTACTAACCAGAGTTACGGGCGTGTCAATAAAGGCACGTTCCGTCTCTTCTGTAAAGCAGATGACGTTTATCAATGCAATTATTTAATGTTTCAGAATACAGCTTTCGGAAACAAGTGGTTTTACGCTTTTATCAATAGCATAGAGTATGTTTCTAATAACACTTGTGAAGTAAGATTTACTATCGACTTATTCCAGACATGGTTTTTGGATTGCACAGTAGGTCAATGCTTTGTTGAGCGTGAACATGTTAATGATGATAGTATTGGGGCACACACTCTAAATGAGGATGTACCTACAGGCGAAATGATTACAGCAATCGAAGAACAGTTGACAGAATTTTCAAAACAGTACACATACGGTGTAGAAATCTGTATCAGTGATACACAGTTAAGTGGCATAGCTAATCAGCCAACATGGTTTGACAAGCCTGTTTTGAGTGGTATTTTTCAAGGTTCAAAGATTGGCACAACAGATAACAGCGATGACTTATTAACGTTTCTGAACAATGTCATTTCAGCGGGATATCAGTCAACCATTATACAGATTTTCACCATTCCAAAAATATTTACTCCATATGGAACAGATTCAAGAGTACAGACAACAAGAGAGTTACCTGCTTTGCCAACAAAATTCGGAAATTATACACCTTTAAATAACAGACTTTATTCTTCACCTTTTGTCGACTATGTTGTTTATGCTCCGACTGGTGACAAGATGGTTTTACATCCAGAATTGTTCAGTGATTACGAACACAGAATATTGACTTTTTCTGGTAATCAAAGTGTTACACCACAGATAATGTGTATTCCAACGAATTATAAAATAACAGGTGGTACTAACAAGACTGAGGGTTATACGCTTAATTATGGCATAAAAGGCTCGTTTTTATATGACGCTTATCAAGCTGAGATTGCGTCATATGGTGTTGGCAATATAGGTGGAAACATTCTTAAATGGACACCGAGACTACTTTCAAGCGCAGGAAGTGCAGCCCAAAGTATATCACCTGTTATCGGTGCAGAAAAATTAACGTATGGTAATGTTTCGTCTGCTTTATCTGGTGTTGGCAATATTGTTGGTACCGTTGGTGACGTACTTAAAGAAACACATGATACATCAGAATTAAGCGGTGCTTTTGGTGGTTCTGTTCTTTGGTCACAACAGATACTAGACACTTTTGTACAGGTACGGCAAGTAAGAGAAGAATACGCAAGAATAGCTGATAACTATTTCAGTATGTTTGGATATAAGGTATGCAGATTGAAAGTTCCGAATATTGCAACTAGGCCATCTTGGAATTTTGTTAAGTGTTCTACTGTTGCTATAACAGGAGCAATTCCTGCTGATGCTGAAGAATTAATCATGAGTGTTCTCAAAAAGGGTGTAACATTCTGGAAAACAACCTTCGGAAACTACACAGCAAATAATAAATAAAGGTGGCGATTAAAATGGGTAGAAGTAGAAGTAAACGTAGATTTTTTCAAAAGGTATATTCTTCTGGCATACAATACAATCATTGGCTGATGAAGTTTGCAAGCAACGCTGTAGCATCTTATCGTGTAGAGGGATTGCCAAAAGAAATAGATTCAAGATGGTTAGCACTAAAGCTTTTTGAGCTTGGTTCTGTTGCTTTCTTTTATGATTCGGATGCCACTGAGTATGCTTGTATGCAGTATTCGTGTCTTGGTACTTATGACTGTTATGGGAATCCGACAAAAATACGTGTTTGGAATCCGTGGACAGGATATCAGAGAGTACTTGGCAAAGATGAATTTGTTATCATATGGGATAACATGCTTAGGATTAATATGTACAATGCCTATATTAATCTTGCGTATAGACTGTGGAGAATTGACGGAACAATAGACACAAACTGTGTAGCACAAAAAACACCTGTTATTGTACAATGTTCGGAAAATGAACGATTGACGTTTAAAAATCTTCTTGCGGGCGTTGATGCTGACAACCCGTACTTAGCTGTTGGCGATAATCTTTCATTAAAAGACATTAAAGCGTTACAGCTCGGCGCACCACTTGTAGCACCAGAGTTAATGGAAGTACAGCAGACACTTTACAACAGAGGAAATGCGTTACTTGGTATAACATCTGTTATCGTGCAGAAAAAAGAAAGAATGGTGAAGTCCGAAGTAGACACAGCCAACGCTGATGCACTAGCTAACAGACGTTCAAGAACGATGGCCAGAGATTACGCTAGTGTGCAGATTAAGGAAATATTCGGACTTGACGTAACATGGATTTTTGACGACGGTGACGAACCAGACAAGGAAACTGATGAAGGAACAGAGAAGAATTTATTAGTGACATGAAAGTAGCTAGTTTAGGTACTTCCGTTATAGAGAGGTTATAACATGAGTAGATACACAACAGAAGTCAGATATATCTGTGAATCACTAGCAGGACTTGACAAGTCGGTTGGTTATTCAAATGTTAATGAAGTCATTGAAAAGTCCAGAAACAGAATCTTTCCACCTTTTGAAATATTTGACGAAAGTTATAGGTCTGTAATTGAGACAAAGATACTTAAACACTTTTACACCAGAGAAATTGGATGTGAAACGTTTGGACTGTGGCAGTTAAGGCTTGATGCTAAACTATCCGTTATTATGCCATATTACAACAAGCTTTATAAAGCGATTAACATTGATGTTCCTGTTATTGAAAACGTTGATATGAATGTTGAACACAATATTGGCAGGAATGCGGATACAAAAGTTAATGATAACACAGACATCACAGCAAGTTCTAATACAGCAACAAACACTACAGCTAGTGCAAAGATTAGACATAGTGATACACCACAGGGAAGCTTAGAGGACTTAGAAGCTAATGAGTATATGAGCGATGCAACGCTTAGTGATACAACACAGTCAGTAAACAGCAATACGAATAGCAGTAGTAACAGTAAGAGCAACAGTGACACGAATGCAAAAAGTACAGAAGAATATGCAGAACATAGGTGGGGAAAAGAGGGCACGATAACTTATATTAGCATGGTAAATGAGTACATCGAAAAGATGAAAAACATTGATGCTATGCTGATACGTGAACTTGAAGATTTATTTTTGCAAATCTGGGATATATGGGAGTGATTCAATATGAGTTTTAAACCAAAAAATTTTAGAGAATGGTGTAATCACACGATACCTGTTTTACCACAGGTATATGGTGATGAATTAAGTTATTATGAGCTGCTCAACAAAGTAGTTGAAAAACTTAATGCCATGGGTATTACAGTTAACGAGTTGATTGATTATGTCAATAACTATTTTGACTCAAAAGATTGGCAACAGATGGTAAACAATAAACTTGATTCGATGGTTGCAGATGGTACACTTGACAATATTATTAATCAAAAAATTTTTGGTGAATTAAACAGCAATGTCAATATGCTTTTAGAGAACAGAAAGAATTTTAGAAACTGTAAAATTTTATGCATTGGTGACAGCTTCGGCAGGGGTGTTTATGATGGTATCGAACACTTAGAAAGTTCATGGCCTACAAGGTTAGGCGAGTATGCAAATGGCAGTATCATCTACAACTATTGTCAGTCTAATGCAGGTTTCCTTGCTTTAGATAAAGGCTT